CATGGAATATATCCATAAACTTGTCGACATTGTTCTTGAGAGGAGCGCCTACTATTTTGTAGTAAACCGGTTTGGATTCATTGGAATGCTCGGAGAAGTAATGCTGAACCACAAAAGCCTCATTGCCGTCGACTACAATATCGCCTTCTTCGCATTTGATATCTGTAAGTGTATAAAAGACCGGTACTACGTTGACTTCCCGCGAGCCAAGTCCATTTCCACTCATCATGACAGTATCGTTCTGATGAGCAGCATTTGAACGCACAATCTTTATCTGATGCCCGGTGCCCAAGCATTTTGGGCAACCAGAAGCAGGTTGTTTGGTATGAAAATCTACGCAGGAACAATCGACATCTTTCTTTGCCAGTACAAACCACATAGGATAGGAGAATTTCTTGATAACCGACACAATCTTTGCGTCCATTGGTTGCATGATAAGAACCTCCTTCTATTAGCTGAACTGAACAGGTGAACGTGACATGTCGTTGAGGATGGTGTCGATAGTAATCTGGGATACATCCGAGTTTTCGGAAGCCTTGAGGCCCACACGAGTAGCTTTCGGCTTGACGCGGCCCTCATTATAGTAGCCACGGATTGCATCGGTCCACATTTTGAGCGCATCCTGCAGAGCTTTGATAAGACCTCTGAAAGCATTACTGTTTGTAGGATCCTGTACCTCAGCATCGCCCAAAGTATAGGAGCCGCCCCCCGAAGTCGTCTTCGTCATGTAGCTGTTCAGCAAGCAATCAAGTGTTGCTTTGGTCCGTACGAACTGCTCAACTGCGAAGGGGACAGTCTTGTCCGTCTTCTTCACAGCAGTGCCGCCCGCTACAAAGTCTGCATATTTGGATGCATCTCGAATATAAGAAATCATCACGCTGTCCGGAATCTCAAAGCCACTTGTTACAGCTTTCATGCTTGCCAGCGAGCAATACATCGGAGATGCTGCTGTGGTAATTGTGATAATCTGCGGAGGATAAGTTTTCTTTCCGTCCAGCGAGGTGATGCCTGCAATTTTTATCTGGTAATTGGAATTATCTTTGACGGTTTCAGGAGTTATCTCCAGTATTGGGCCCGTCACTGTGTAAGTGGCTTCAACTCTTTCGATACCCATTTAGAAATCACTCCGTATCACTGAAACTTCAATTCCTTCCGGATTAATGTCGTCATCAAACATGAATGTGAACGATGGGAGAGTGAGGCCATTGTCCGGCTGGGCTGTCATCTTCAGCTGCGTTACCAGAGGCGTTTCCTTTGTTAGGTCTTCGATAACGATGCCTGTATTGTCGTCAACAACAGCGAGCGGAGGTGCGACAGGTTCATCGTCTTCTTTGGGAGCAGCATTGATGTTGCCACGGATGACAAATGTTCTGACTTCACTCCAGTCTCCATATTCCTCTCCTTGTTCTGACCGAATATGCAGATAGTATTGGCCATCCGGCAGGTCGGCCAGCTCATATTCGTTCTTCCCTTCTACCACAGAATCATAGACAATATTGTAGAAGGCGTTCTCTTTGGCTATCTGAATCCGATAAAGTCTTGTCGGATTATCGCCATGCTCTTCCCACTTTAGGACCGGAGTCTTTATGACTTCGAAACTTGCGGGAGAGAGGACTGATATGGTCGAGGTTACATCGCTCTCAAACAAGACCTTGCGGAATAGGGAGCTTTCCAATCGTTCCCCGACAATGTTTTCAACAGAATCCTGCACAATAAGCGTATAGATGGAATTTACTTTCGGTGCCTTTCTCAGATTGATAAAAACATCTTTCTGGTCAACAACGGCATCGAAATCCATTACTTCATGGGTCTCCTTGTTGGCGACAATAATGGATTCTGTTGAAACCGTATCTTCGTCAACCTCATGAGTGAAATGGATCACGATGCGCTGTTTCTTCAAGATGGTATCAATGGACTCTATACTAAACTGTATATATGCCATCTACGCCACCTGCTTATTTCTTAGTAGTTTTTCTGGTCTTTTTTGCAGGCTTTTCGTCTGCAGCGGCATCGTCAGCAGATTCATCTTCGCTGGCTTCCTCTGCAGCTTTGGCTTCTTCAGCAGCCTTCTTGTCAGCAGCTTCTTTTTCTGCTTTGGCTTTTGCTTCTGCAGCAGCCTTGGCTTCTTCCTCAGCCTTCTTTTTAGCAGCAGCCTCTTCTTCGGCCTTGGCCTTGGCAGCGGCTTCCTCTTCGGCCTTCTTCTTGGCTTCTGCCTCTGCCTTAGCTTTTGCTTCAGCCTCGGCTTTGGCTTTAGCGTCAGCTTTAGCTTTTGTCTTGTCTTCATCCGTTGCATCCGGACCTTCGCCAGGAGCATATACTGGCTTCATTTCTTCAGCCTGATTGGAGATGAGGACATATTTGCCATCCGGACGTCTTTCCAGCTTCCAATGGAGAACCGGTTCACCCAGAGAGCCCCAAGTAATGCGAATGCGTCCTGCTTTTACACTGCGGCGGAGCTGTGCACAGTTAGTGCCAGAATATACCGAAGCATAAGGGCGAGCTGTGGTCATATAAATGCGGGACAGTGGGTCATAATAACCACCCTGACCGGGCATCAAAGCAATCTCAGCGATCTTCGTTTTAGTACTCAAGATGTTACCTTCTTTCAGTCATAATGAAAAGAAAAGGCAGCTTGCCTATTATCAAGCCGCCTAATCTTATTATTCTTAGCCTTTCTGTACGCCGGCAGCGGAGAGATCCGTATCGATAGTAACACGAGGCGGTACGGGGTACGTCGGAGCTACTGCGATGTTGCGGGCAACCGTGATGCCACGGCCATTGTTAAGGATACCAACACCATAGCGCTCTTTAACCTTGAGCATCTGGAGATCGCGTTCCGGATCCTGCCAACGGTCAGTTCCGAGACCTTCTTTCTCGACGATAACACCGACATTGTTGCGGTCCAGAACATACATATCGAATTTCTTTTCGCGCTTGTCGAAATGAACGAACGGGGAGAACTGTACGGCAATCGGCATCGGCAGACGGTTCTGAACCTGATCCGGGCTCATGATGAATTTCTGCGGGCCCATATCTGGAGTCATACCTGCAAAACCAGGAGTACCCTGCGTCTGACCCCACTGATGAACGCCCATACCGTTCAGGGCACCGAAGGTCATGCCGTTACCAACCATACCGTTCTGAGCAAATACAACCCAAGCCAGCGGATGCATGATTACATCGGTCGGATTCATGTCATTGGCCATCATGCCAAGTACGAGATCGAGGAAGTCTTCAACAGTCAGGGTGTCGTTGAACGTGCCGTCCTGCGCACGACCGCGAGTACCTGCTTCCGGCATCTGCTCACGCAGGTTGTTATCGAAGATAATCGTGCCGTGATTGCTGAAGGAATCAAAGCACCACTGCTCCTTGTAGCGAGCCATTGCTCTACCCATGGCACGTACGTTGATACCGAGTACATCCCAAGAAGAATCGGTGATAGCCTCTTCCGTGATACGGACTTTCAGACCGATTTTCTTGACACGAACCTCGAGCTTACGCTCTTCGATCGTACCCTGATCGAGGGAGCTTTCCGGATACCGTCCGTCTTCGCTTACTTCCTGTGCTACCATTTCGCCAATGATAGGAACTACGTATACAGCACTGTTGTTGCCGCCTTCGACATGAATCGTATTCATGAACTTAGAAGCCAACAGCTCAGGATCAGCAGCTTCACGGAGCTGGCCTTCGATAACTTTCGGAATCAAAGAAACCGTATCCGTAGAAGTAATCGTTTCTCGGATGGTTGTACGGCCATGGCTATAGTCACCATTGATGTTACGAACCATACGTTCCATCATATCAAAAGTTTTGGAAGCAACTTCCGGAGCCTTTGCACCAGAAACGCCTTCCTTAACAGCTTTTTCCTGTGCAAGAGCCTGCTTGCGCAGCTGATCAATTTTATTCAGAGTCTCATTCATATGAATTCCCATATGCTTTGCTCTCCTCCTTATTGTTTACAAAAATTCATTCGGATTATATGCAATATCTACGTCTTTTTGTAGTCAATGATTTGTAGACGTTGATTTCAATGAAAAGTGGGAGGGTTAGTCCCACGATTCATCATCTGAAATCATCTTATTTCGTAAGCAGTACGCGAACACTACCGATAACGCCGTCCCAATCCATGAACGTCGGAACGCCAGCCTCGCCGCGTTTCTTGTACTGAACCTTAACTTCGAGGCCGTCTGCTTTATCCTTCAGGAGAGCATCTGCCTTAGCTTTGTCAGCAATGGAAATCACAACGATACCCTGCAGCTCATTAGCATAATCAACTTTGAATGCGCCCTTGCAGAGCAGAGCGCCAACTGAACACGGAGCAAAAGCTTCATCACCGATTGCAATCTGCAGCGTGTTCTTCTCGATATCAACATCAACCGTACGGAAGTACATCGGAACATAGTCTTTGCCGCCAGCGTAACGAACAACACCTACACGGTACGGAGCGATTTCCTTGGATACTGCATTGTAACCATCGGTCAGACCCGGAATACCAAGATCACCATAGCGGAATTCAGGATTCATGCGCGGATCATAGATATCTGCACGGCCCTGAGAAGCAAGCATATGGAGGTCATGGTTCATGTAGTTGTGGTCATACGGATAACCAGGATATTTGCCCGTGGAAGCATACGGCGTGCTGTTTACTGCATCTTCGCCGCGACGATTGTTCTGCGCATATACGGCCGGATTCCAGTTCTCGAACTTCAGACGATCTTCCAAAGCCCAGGTAGCCCATTTTGCGGCTCCTTCAGGAACGAGCTCATGATTAACAGCG